GCGCACCAAGCGCGGCGCCCTGGCAGACATCACGGTCTACCTGTCCGTGGTGTGGGGATGGGAACCGACCGACAGTGTGCGCAAGGCACTGGGCGCCGACCTGTCCGCGCAATGCGAGCGGAAGGCAGCACGCATCACCCGCGCCATCGCGCCCGTGATCGCCGAAATGCAGGCAGCACAAGCAGCGCAGAACTAGCCCGACATTCACCCGCGCACCGTGGTCCATGTGTGCTACCATTAGGTGAGCGACCCACCCACCCGAGAAAGGCGGACACCATGTCACGCACCATCACCACGTACCTGCTCACCTACGCGCCATGGGAGGAGCACCAGGACGAGCCCACCCTGACCGATACGCAGGTCGAGACCTACTCCTGCGACCCCGACGACGTCGATCAGTCCGACGGGCGCACGGCCGTCGACATCGCGGCCGACGTGCTCCGCTACGTGATCGAAGCATCATCGTCGGGATTCCACCCGGGCATGTGGTACGTGGTCGAGACCTACGTGCGCCCCTACACGGGCGAGCGCGAGGAGCAGACCTATCACCTGGACGGCTTCACCGAAGCCGAGGAGCTGGACATCGCCACCCGCGTGCTCCCGGCGCATGTCCTGGCGAGCGCGTGATGGGCGCCCGCTGGGATGCCGACCGCGAGGGTTGCATATTCGCCGGCTCGTCGACGCGCACGGCCGACGACCTCAACGCGTGCGTGATCTTGCTGGCGTGTGATGAGGGATGGTCCGAGCACGGCGGGGCGCGGCAGGACGCCGAAGCACTGTTCCGGCAGGACACCCGCACGGGCTGCTACTGGGCCGACGACCCGGACGTGTCGGAGTACCTGGCCGAGGCAGCGCGCGACGCCGAGGAGTGGCTGAACGAGCACATCGCCCCGACCGGCTACTCGTTCAGTTTCGATGACGGGTTCTATCTCTGGCCCGAGAGCGAGAGCGGCGAGTACATCGACGTGTGACGATGCTGGCACCGGGTAGTGGATGCCGCTACCCGATGCGGGCACCGCGACACGGCGGACACCCACCCAACCGAGAGGCACGACCATGACCAAGACCCGCGCACTGATCAGGTTGATCGACGAGCTTGACCCGTTGCTGGAGGAGTTCGACGAGCTGGACGCGCAGGTCAGCGAGGCCGAGGAGCGCGAGAACGCGGGCCAGGATCTCGTGAGCCCGGATCTCTACGCGGCGCGCGACGATGCCGGAGTCGCCATCGCCCGGCTGACCCGGGCACTGGGTGCCGCCGCGATGGCCGCCGTGGTCCGGCCGCCGATCTTCCAGGCCGAGGGCACCGACGCGCGCAACCTGCTGCGGGAGCTGGGCGTGCCCGAGGGCACCTCGCTGGACTACGTCTACAGCGTGCGCGTCACCCTGCACGGCGGCATCATGGTCAAGATCAACGAGGGCGGCTGGACGCAGCCCTACGGCGCCGAGTGATGAGCGCCGAGGAGCCGGCCGTCGCCGTGACGGCCGCGACCGAGGTCACGATCACCTGGTCGATCACCGAGACCACCACGTACCGGATCACGCGCACGGCGGAGGACCTTGACCTGCCGCCAGGCCTGCCGGCCGACCCCGAGGCCGTGCGCGCCGTGCTCATGTGCGCGCCCATCCCCGGACACAAAGAACTTGATCTTTGGTGGGACGCTGACGCGCTCGCCGAGTGGGAGGAGTCCGAGAACGAGATCGAATACGACAACTCCAGCGGGCGCGAGGTCGAGTCCGTGGAGGTGACCACGGTCACGTAGTGGATCCCACTACGCGCCACTCAGTGTGGTCCGTAGTGTGTTACTCTGGTAGTACCCACCCAGACAGGAGCAAGGACATGGCACGCGAGATCAGCAACTGGGACGACGTGATCGACAGCCGCGACGTGATCGAACGTCTCGCGGAGCTGGACGACCTGGCCGACCCGGACACCGACTACGAGCTGGACGACGCCGAGGAGACCGAGCGCACCGCCCTGCGCGCGCTGGTCGACGAGGGCGAGGGCTTCGAGGACTGGCGCCACGGCGCGACCCTCATCCGGGACAGCTACTTCGAGGACTACGCGCGGGAGCTGGCCGACGACCTGGGCATGACCCCGAACGACGTGAGCTGGCCGCTGACCTGCATCGACTGGGAGCAGGCCACCCGCGAGTTGCAGATGGACTACACCTCGATCGACTTCGACGGCACGACCTACTGGACCCGTTGACCGTGTGACGATGCTGCCGCCCGTAGTGGATGCCACGACGGGCGGGGGCACCGCGACACGGCGGACCACCCACCCACGAGACAGGAGCATGACCATGACCGACGAGACCACGGTCGCGTACGCGGTCGACGAGGACGTCGAGACCGAGCACGGCACCTACCGGGCGTACATCGAGGTCGACGAGTACGGCGGCGAGGGCATGAACCCCCGCGACAACGACGGCAACGTGGCCGTGCTCGTCGCCTATGACCGGGACTACATCCGGCCGCTGGAGGGCGACCTGCCCTCGACGATCCTGCACGCGCTGAGCGAGTACCACGGCCGGGCGGTGGCCCGCTGGCTGCGGATGTTCCACGGCGCGACCGTGGTGATGGCCCTGCGCAACGGCGGGCGCGGCGACGAGTTGCACGTCTCGGACCTGGACTGGCGGGACGACCAGCCGGGCAACCTCGCCGGCCTCGCCTACGACACCCCCGAGACCCGCGAGTGGCTGGGCGACAACCCCACCACCGAGCAGATCGAGCAGGCCATCCGCGCCGAGGTCAGCGAGTACAACGACTGGGCAACCGGCGAGGTCTACTACTACGTCGTCGAGCGCGACGGGGACAACCTCGACTCGTGCGGCGGGTACATCGGCCACCAGTGGGCCGAGGAGTCCGCCGTCGAAGCCCTGGGCGCGGTCATCGCGGACGAGGCCGAGAAGTACGCGGTCGCGCAGGCCGAGGCCGCGTCGGACGCGGCCGAGATCGCCGACCTGGCGCGGTGCGAGCTGGGCTACGCGCCCGAGGTGACGGCATGAGCGCCGCAGACGACGCCGAGGTGATCTTCCGCCCGGGACTGGAGCCGATGCTCGCCGGTGACCCGCCCGACTACCCGTGCATCGAGATCGGCGGGGTGCAGGTCTACGTCTACGTCAAGGACGGCGACCTGCGGGTGGCGGTGCACTTCGACGGGGCCGACCCCGAGGTGTGGGGCGAGGACAAGTGCATCCCGATCAAGATCGACCTGACAGGGGGCGACCCCTACCTCTACGAGGCCGACGACGCCGGCAACGAGTGGATCAACGGGGTGCCGGCATGAGCAGGATGGCGCGCGTGCTCTACCGCGACGACCACGTGACCGTGACCGCGTGCCAGGGCAAGGACCGGGACGCGGACCCGTCGGTCACGGCCAACTTCACCGATCCCTACAGCGCGGAGGCCGAGCAGCGGCTGGGCAAGACCTGGAGCTACGTCAGCATGATCGTGACCGTGACGTTGCACGGGGCGCCGATCGCCGAGCGGGCACGCTTCGGCATCGAGCACGGCCACCTCGACGCGACCACGGACCGGGACGCGTGGGACCGCAGCCCGGCGGACTACCGCCCCGAGGACGACACGATCATTCTCGGCTCGCCGCTGACCGAGACGATCCTCGAAGCGCTCACCGCGACCGAGGAGTGGCTGACCACGATCGGGAACAACGCGGCCATGCTGCGGGCTGTGTGGGCCTGGGCCGACCCGAACGCGGTGCGCGAGGTCGACACCACCATCACGGCGGACTGGGTGCTCTGCGGCGAGCTGGGGCACTGGGAGGACGACGGCACGCCGTTCCGGTGCACCGACGAGCGCGGGCACGAGGGCGAGCACAACCAGTGAAAGGGAAGATCATGAGGAACAGCGTGCACCGATCGGACTTCCGGCAGGTCACACCCACCGATGCCGAGCTGGCGCAGTGGCTGCGCCGGTACCCGCGGCAGGCCGTGGGGATCCGCGCCGAGCACATCCCGTGCGGCCGGCGGATCTGGTACTCGGGGATCGGCATCGTGTCGCACGTCCGCGCATGCAAAGGGCGGCAGTGATGGGCGGGGTGCGGCGCAAGGCCACGTACCACGCGGGACCACGTGTGATCGTCTCAGCGTCCCCGCCGTGGACCCACGCAGACGTGGTCCACCCCGCCACGGTCGGACTGCAACTCGAACTCATCGACCCGTACCCCGCGCACGCTGGGCGGGCCGTGGTCGCCACGATGACCGTGGAGGAGGCACGAGCCCTGCACGCGGACCTGGACCGGAAGCTCAGATACCTGGCCGCGCACGCCGCTCTATCCGTGTGACGACGCTGGCGCCCGTAGTGGATGCTGCTACGGGCGCTCGGCACCGCCGCACGGCGGAACCCACCCAACGGAAGGACCGACATGAGCACGGACGCGCAAGTCACCAGTGGCGGACGATCACTGAGCCGCGAGAACATCACGACCGGGCACGTCGAGGAGCCGGTGCGGTTCTACCGGGTCAGCGACCCGCCGATCTTTGCCGGCTTCCGGACCGGCTGGGTGTCCGGGGAGGACGAGGACACGGGCATGCGGTTCGACCTGTCCGCGGGCGCCGGTCTCGGCTCGCCGTACATGACGCTGACGGTGGAGCTGCCGGACGGCACGACGGTCTACGAGTACGTGGACATCACCGAGGTGCTCCAGGTCCGGGTGGCCGCGATCGTCGCCGAGCACGACCAGCCCGAGAGCGCGGTGCAGGGATGACCACCACGACACAGATCACGAACATCGCCAACAAGCTGGACCTGACCGACTACGTCGGGGAGTTCATCGACGACTACGACATGGACGCCGTGCACGAGGCCTGGGCTGACTACCTCGACGCGCAGCTCCCGGACGGCATCACGCTGTGCCGCAACGGCGACGTGATCGCCGAGCTGGATCTCGCAGACCAGGCCCGTGACATGGACTGGGACGCGTTCGTCAACGAGCAGAGCTACGCCGAGCTGATCCGCATCCTGACCCGGCACGACCGCACCGCCGCGCAAGACGACCCCGAAGGCGAGGTGCACCCGTGAGCGCCATGGACGACACCGCCGGCCGACTCGGCATCACCCGCAGCCCGCAGTCCCCGGCACCGCCGGTAGTGGATGCCATTACGGCACCGCTGACCCAGCGGCCGACCTCGGCCGTCGAGATGATCGGGCAGGACGACGTGCGGACGCGGCTGCTGCTGGCCGTGCACGCCGCCGCCGCCCGCGGTGAGCAGGTCGGGCACGTGCTGCTGCAAGGCCCGCCCGGGCTGGGCAAGACCTCCCTGGCGCAGCTCGTCGCGCACGAGACCGGCGGGAAGCTGATCCAGGTGATCTCGTCGGCGGTGTCCACGGCGATCAAGCTGGGCCGGGAGCTGGTGAAGATCAAGGAGGGGGACGTGTTCTTCATCGACGAGATCCACGGGCTGTCCCTGGCCACCGAGGAGCTGCTCTACGGCGCGCTGGAGGACGGCGTGATCGAGATCCCGGTCGGGCGCGGGGAGAAGGCCAACGTGCTCCGCGTCGAGCTGCCCCGCTTCACCCTGGTCGGGGCCACCACCCAGGCCGGCAAGCTCAGCCGGCCGCTGCTGGACCGCTTCCAGACCGTGCTGCACCTGACCTACTACAGCGACGCCGAGCTCGGCAGGATCGTGCTGGGGGCCGCGCAGGCCATGCACCTCGACCCGGACCCCGACGCGTGTGACGACCTCGGCCGCCGCGGGCGGGGCACGCCGCGGGTCGCGCTGAACCTGCTGCGCAAGGCCCGGGACTGGTCGCAGGTGATGGGCTCGGGCCGGCTCGACCTCGACGCGGTCACCGCCGCGATGACGATCGAGGACATCGACGGCCGCGGGCTGACCATGGCCGACCAGATGGTGCTCATGGCGCTGTGCGACGTGCACCAGGGCGGGCCGGTCAGACTGGAGAACCTCGCCGTATCCGCCGGGGTGGACCTGTTCACCGTCCGCGAGTCGATCGAGCCCTTCCTCATCCGGCTCGGGTTCCTGCTGCGGGTCACCAAGGGCCGCGTCGCCCTGCCCGCCGGCTACACCCACCTCGGGATGCCCGTCCCGCCGATCCTCGGGAGCTGGTGATGGACGCCGACCAAGCCGCCCGGGAGGCCGCCGCCATGTCCACCGAACAACTGGCCATCTCCGTCGGCCGCATCGCGGTGGGGGAGGTGCGGATCTTCCGGCAGGCCGTGATTCAGGAGGCCGCCCTCCGGCTCGCGGGACCGCCACCCGCCACGGTCGAGTGCCTGGAAAACTGCGAAGCGCTGCGGGAACCGCAGACCATGGCCGAGCTACGCGCCGCGCTGGAGCACTGGCAGCATCACAGCTCCCCGGAGGGAGGATGCTCGCACGACCGCTAGTCGCCGTGGACCGACCTCTGTTACGCTGGCGGGTGATCGAGAAAGGAGGACCACCGTGGCCATGGAACTGTTCGTGCCGGCGCCGCCGGAGGCGCAGCGCTGCGCGGCGCCCGACTGCGACAACATCCGGCCCGCGGACGCGCCGCACACCTGGCGCACGTGCAGCCCCCGGTGCCGCTCGCAGGTCAGCCCGGCGCACCACACCCGGTACGCCACCCGCCGGGCCGCCCGCGCGGAGCGGGCCGCCGCGCTCCGGGCCGAGGCCGGGCCACGGACCTGCGCCGCACCCGGCTGCGAGGTCGACATCAGCGACCGGGACTATCGCACGGTCACCTGCTCGCGCCGGCACCGCGTGCTGCTCTCCCGCAGCCGGCGCCGGCAGACCGACTAGGGGCACCGCCCAGGGGGACCATGGAACCGCTCAAGACGGGCATGGCCGAGCTGATCGGCCTGCTCGGCACACCCGACCGCCTACAACGCATGATCACCGATCACCAGCCGGACCGGCTGGGCCGCTGCCGCATGTGCGCGGCCGGCGGGAACTCCTCGCTGCGCAGCGCGTGGCCGTGCACCCTGCACCAGCTCGCGACTAGAGCAACCCAGGGTGCCGCTCCGGGGGCCGGGCCTCCCGCAGCCGATGCCGGGCCGCATTCCCCTCCCGGGAGGTCTTGACCAGGTGGTGCCGGATACACAGCGACCACAAGTTCGACTCGTCGTCGGTGCCGCCGGCCGCCCGGTTGACGATGTGATCCACGTGGGCGGCCCGGTCGAAGCACCGGATACCGGCGATCGGCCACTGGCACAGCCGCCCGTCCCGGTCCAACACCCGACGCCGGATCATGCGCCACTCCGGGCTGTCGTAGCCGCCGCGGTGCCCGGCCCAGCGCCCGCTCACAGCTGACCGTCCAACGCGCGGGCGATGCCCTGGGACAGCCGCACCCGGGGCCGGTAGAACTTGGCCATCGCGGCGGCGTTGCCCACCCGGTAGGCCACCCCACGCGGCGCGTCGGTGACGAACCGGATCTCCGGCTGGTAGTCCTCGTGCTCGGGCACCATGTCGATGATCCGCCGGGCCAGCTCGCCCATCGTGACGCCGTGCCCGCTGCACAGGTTGACCGGGCCGTCGATGCCCTGCTCGACCGCGGCGAGCACACCGCCCACGATGTCGTCGACGTGGATGAGGTCGCGGACCTGCTCGCCGTCGCCCCACACGTCGAACACGTCCACCCGCTTGCGCGCCCGTTCGATCATCGCGGGGAACGGGTAGGACGTCGCCTGGTCGGTGCCGTACCCGCTGAACGGGCGGACCACCAGCACCCGGGGGACCCCCTCGGCGGCGGCGTCGCGGGACATCCGCTCGCCGAGGAGCTTCACGAGGCCGTAGGACTGGTCCGGCGGCCGGATGTGGTCGAGGTCGATGTCGGACTCGCGCAGCGGCCGAGCCCCGACGTGGGTGACCGGCGGCTGCCCTGGGACTTGCGAGAAGGACTCCATGGTCTCGCCCTGCAGGGCGATCGGGTACGCCGCCGAGGAGGACAGGTACACCAGGCAGCCCGGGCGGGTGCGCAGCGCCCACGCGAAGCACGCCGCGTCGAGCTCGGCGTTGCGCGCGGCCAGGTACGCCGGCCGGCTCTCGATGTCGGTGCGCCCACCGACGTGCGCCGCCGCGTGGATCACCAGGTCGTAGGTGCCGCCGCCGCGGAACAGCTCCAGCGCGTCCGGGTAGATCGACGAGCCGGAGCCGTCGACATCGACCGTGGTCAGCTCGTACCCGTCGCGCAGCAGCCGGCGGACGAACGCCCGCCCCAGGAACCCGGCACTGCCGGTGATCAACACACGCATGGTCATGACCTCCGCCACGGCGGGAATCCAGGGCGCCACGGGGTCGGTGCCGCCGACCCGGGCTCGGGACCGCCGTCGGTGAGCGGGGTCTCAGTGATGACTTTGATCAGCGCCGTGATGAGCGCGTTGGCGCCGAGGCGGACCCCGAACTCCTCCCAGCTCAGCAGCTCCCGGGCCAGCACCTCACCCACCGGGCCCGGGTACAGCCGGGCCGCGCGGTACGCCGCGGTGCGGATCTTCCGCTTCTCCACGGTGTCCAGGTAGGACGGGCTCGACTGGGTGTAGGGCCGGACCCCGTAGTCCGGGTGGATCCCGTCGGTGGTCGGCGACCGCCGGGGGGCCTCCGCGGAGGTCATGACACGGCCCAGATGCCGAAGGTGTAGGGCCCCCAGGACGGCATCTCCAGCCGCACGAACGCGTCGACGCTGCCGAACCCGGCCCCCCGGAGCAGCTCCTCGACACCCTCCCGGTCCCACGCCCAGTAGTGCTCGAAGTTGGAGTCATACCAGGCGTCGAGCGGGGTGGACAGCAGCAGCCGCTCGGCCTTCTTGCGGATCTGCGCGAGCACCGCGCCGGGGTCGTCGAGGTGCTCGATGGTCTCGCTGCACACGAACAGGTCCACCGGGTCGATCAGCACGATGGTGTCTTCGATCATGCCGTGGTGCTGGTAGCCGAAGCCCTCGGCGTAGTCGCCGAGCACCGGCTCGTCGCACAGCGCCTGCGCGATGGCCCCGTTCCCACAGGACAGGTCGGCCACGGTGACCGCGCCGCCCTCCCGGTGCGTGTAGCCCCGGCCGAGCGCCACGGTGGCCGCCACCCGGACCAGGTGGTCGCGCCACCGGGAGGAGTCGTGCGGTATCGGGTAGATCGCGGCCAGGGTGCCCGGGTCGTGGCGGGGGCGCAGTCGCTGGAGGGTCATAGCAGCGCCCGCAGCTTGTCGACGTCGGCGGCCAGGTTGGGCCCGTCCTGGTCGGTGCCGTCACGGTAGCGGTAGAACGCGGCGCTGTCCGCGGCCACCATCTCCGGGGAGTTGACCTCCACGTAGCCGTCGTCGAGCTGCGCCTTGCCGTTGGCCGGGTGCAGGTGCTCGATGATCACGTCGTCGAGGTAGAACAGCCGCTCCAGGGCCTCGCCCCAGGCCTTCCACACCAGGTCGACGCACAGGTGCGTCATGGTCGGGGGTGCCATGTAACCGAGCGCTTGCACGATGTTGGAGGTGAGCACCACGGCGGTGCACATCTTGTCGTGCTGCAGCAGGTCGTCCCCGTAGGCCACGCCCAGCCCGCCGGACAGGGCCTCGACCATGCGGTGGTCCCAGCCGGGGGTGCGCGGACGGTGGTCGTCGCCGAGGAACCCCACGTAGCGGTAGTGCGGCGCCCAGGTGACCGCGGAGTGGTTGAGCGTGCGGACCATCCGGACCCGCGGCCCGGACATCCACCGGTCCCCGATGCCCTCCTGCTGCCGGCCGAGGTAGTGCCACAGGTCGGGGTCGTCGTCGTCGACGGCGAACATCAGGTCGGTGAGCTCGGGGTCGGTGTAGTGCACCCAGTTCGCCCAGAGCGCCGGCAGCACCGCCGCCCGACCGCGCGTCGGGATGATGACCAGCAGTTCTGCCGTCATAGTGGCATCCAAGAGTGTAGTGTCATCCACATGCCTAGACCTGGCCCAGTTCGGCGGAAGCTCCAGTTTCGGGACGATGACTGGTTGATCAATTGGGTGCGGGAGACCGCGGACGTGGAGTTCCCCACCGCCCGCGGACCCGGCAACGAGGCCGCGCTGCTGCGCAAGCTGGTCCGGGAAGCGATCGCCACCCGGGAACGCCGAGCCATCCGCCGGGCCCATGACCGCGCACCCGTGGAACCCAAGCCCTAGCCCGGGAACGCCGCGATGATCGCGGTGACGATCCAGCAGGCCAGGCCCAGCGCCACGAAGTTCGTCCTGCCCCACATCGGGCCGGGACCCTCCGCCGGGCCGGCGTGACCGACCACGGCCGCCACCAGGAAGAACACCAGGCCGGCGATGAGCAGAATGATCGTGGCAACCATGACGGAACCGCCGTCCTTCGAGTGGAGGAGCGGCGAGGAGAGCGGGGAGCGTCTCGCCGGTGTACGGGCACAGGTGTGCCGGGCGCCAGTGTGGAGAGTCAAACGCCGCCCGTCAACCTGACCGTGCACGGCGCAGCTCGCGCTGCGTGTCATACACGTCGCCGAGCCGGACCCGGAGCCGGCCGTCGACCCCGCGGTGCCCGGTCAGCTTCCCGGTGGAGATCCACTTGTAGACGGCGGCGGCAGTGCGCCCCACGTGGTCGGCGGCGACGTCCACGGTGACCCGTTCCTCCAGGTCGAGCACCACCCGGCGGGGGACCACCCAGTGCTGGCCGAGGCGAAGCATCCGCTGGTCCAGGCCGTCACAGGCCACCGGGTCGGCGACCAGCAGCCCCTCCCGGTAGCTGCCGGCGACCCGCCGGGCCCGGTCGGTGGCGGTGTCCCCCGGCCACGGCCAGGGGTCGGCAGCGATCACGCGGCGTAGCTCTCGGCGATGACCAGGCACATCTCGTGGTACTGCTCGTGGGTCCAGCGGGTGCCGCAGCGGGCGCACTCCACGGTCAGGCTGCCGTTGGCCTGGACCAAGGTCAGCGTCCCGCAGCGCGGGCACGGCGCCGGTTTGCGGGTGACCAGCTCGGCCCGCCCGGCCACGATCTTGACCAGCTCGTGCAGCCGGAGCAGGTGCAGCGCGCCACCGAGCCCGTCCACGGCCTGGGTCAGCCAGTAGCCGTCGGGGTCGATCACCGGGGACCCGTCGGTGGCCCACACCGGCTGCTCGTGAAAACCGGCTGAGAGCCACGCTGCCCATTGCCGCGTCAGAACCCCCACCCCCGCGCTGATGCGCGCTCCTGGGCGGCTCTGGCGGGCCGCACGGCGATCCCAGGGCCCGATGGCCCCCGCCCAGAACTCCACCTCGTCGTCGAGGGCGACCATGAGCGCCTGCACGGTCACCCGGATCGGGATCGGCCGCTCCCGGGTGCCGGACAGCCGCTCACCCATCCCGTTGCCCGGCGTGGTGCCGAGGATCGTGGTCAGCTCGGTGTAATCCATCGGGAGCTCGCGCACGGCCTGGGCCACGGTGCGCTCGCAGCAGCGGCACAGCCCGTCCTCGGTCTCCAGCAGGGCGCCGACCCGCACAGTGGCGTCGGTGCCCGGGATCGGCACCCGCTCGTGGTCCGGACACCGCGCCGCGCGCCGGCACCGCCGGGACATGTCCACGTCGATCGGGGGGTCGATCATCAGGCTCCTCACACGCTGCCGGGGCACTGGGCCACGATCTCGTAGATGTCCACGGTCATCATCTGCCCGCTCGGGTGCGGCACCCGCGCGGTCTCGATGTAGATCGGGTCGGCGCGCACGGTCAGCAGCTTCTCGGCAGCCATCTCCGCGGCGTGCTGGCGGACCGAGTCCAGCATCTGCTCCTCGGTCGCGTGGCAGCCCTTGACGTGCCGGACGAGCACCGACATCGACACCAGATGCGGGTCGTGCGCGTACGCGCTCACGCGGCGTCCGCCCAGGCGAAGGACGGCCCGGACTCCGCCGGCGCGGCCACGATCGGCACCCCCGACAGCTCGCCACGCATGCACTCCACCAGCGTCACCACGGCCTGCTCGGCCTCGGCCTCGGGGACGGCGACCACCAGCTCATCGTGCACGGGCAGCAGTGTGCAGTGCCCCCACGGGGTATCACGCCAGCGCACCAGCGCATCCACCAGAAGTTCGCGCGCCGTGCCCTGGATGCAGTAGTTGGGCCCCTTGTGCGGATACCGCCGCGGGAGGTGGATGACCCGACCGGAGCCGGTCTCGAACTTGGTGTGCCCAGCCTTGATCCCCTCCCGGACCATGCGGGACCAGGCGCTGAGCGTGGGCAGCATGGCGTCGAGCGAGTCCACCATGGACGCGGCGATGGACTGCGAGGTGCCCATCTGCGCGGCCAGGGTGGGCACCGCGCCGCCGTAGATCCGGCCGAAGACCCCGCGCTTGACCATGTACCGATCGTCCTTGGTCGCGTCGGAGCCGAAGACCTGCCGGGCCACCTCCCAGTGCAGGTCGCGCCCGTCGGCGATGAACTGGCGCAGCGTCGCGTCCCCGGACAGCGCGGCGGCCACCCGCAGCTCCACCCCGGAGAAGTCCGCGGAGATCAGCAGCTGGCCGGGGTCGGCGGTGATGCAGGCCCGGATCCCGCCCACCCGGGACAGCTGCTGCAGGTTGGGTCGAACGCAGGACATTCTTCCGGTGTCCGTCCCCAGGGTGTAGATCGTCGGCCGGGCCCGGCCGTCGCCTCGGCACAGCTCGGCGTAGGGCCGCAGGAACAACGAGAGCGCGGTCTCGTGGTGACGGTGCTCCAGCACCGCCGCCGCGAACGCGCCCAGCTCGCCCTCGGCCTTGGCCAGCGGCTCCAGCGCGCCCTTGGCCACCGAGGGGCGCCCGGTCTTGGTCGCCGGCAGCGTCGCGCCCAGCCGCAGCGCAACCTGACCCACCTGCGCGTCGGAGCCGGGGTTGTCCAGGCCGAACGCGCAGACCCGGGCGGTGGCCTGGGCCAGCGCGGCGGTGTGCTGCGTGGTGAGCTCGGCGACGTGGTCGGCGTCCAGGGCCACCCCGACGTCGGTGACCCGGGCGGTCATCCGCTGGGCCAGCCGTTCGCGGGCCAGCACCGCAGGGGTGGGCTCGGGCAGCACCCGGGCCAGCGCGGCGGTGTCGATCACGTCGGCGGCGGCGTAGCGGGCCATCGTGGCGCACCGGGAGTCGACCTGCGCCCAGCCGGAGCGCTCGATCGGGGTGGTCACCTCGGTCTCCTTGAGCCAGCCGCCGACCTTGAACAGCGCGGTGCGGGCGGCGTCGGTGGTCGGGGTGACCGCGGTGGAGCCGAGCACCGCGGGCGCGAACTCCTTGAGCCCGGTCGAGTCGTTGCCGGTGGACGCCGGATCGGCCAGCTTGGCCGCGATCACCGTGTCCACCATCCGGTCCCAGCCGGCCTCGATGTCGATCAGCCCGGCGTGCGCGAGCGGGACGAGGTCCGCGGTGGCCGAGAACGCGTGCAGCCGGTCGGCCTCGGCCAGCAGCCCGTCGATCAGCCCGGCGTGCTCGATCGGGTGGAAGACCGCGGCGGCCACCTCGTCACCGAGCTGCACGGTCCGCAGCCCGTAGTGCACGTGCCCGATCGGGTAGCCGGTGGTCTCGACGTCCACAGTCAGCCCGCCGCCGGTGCGCGCGAGGGCCGAGCGGACCACGGCGGCGGCCTGCTCGACGCTGACCGGGAGCACGTGCAATTCGGCATCCACTACCACGGGGAGCGCCAGGATCTCGCCGGCCGCGTCCGCGATGGCGGCCAAGCGGGCCGCTGCCTTGGCTTCCGCGTCGGCGACCCGCTTGGCCTCCTTGAGGATCGCCCGCGCCTCGGCCTTGGTGATGCCCCGCTCGTCGGCCAGCCGAGCCACCGCCGTGTTGGTGACTCTGCGTGACGGCTGGAGGGTCTCCAGGCCCGGGAGGAGGGTTGGAGGGTGCTGGAGGGGGGCTGGAGGGTACCCTCCAGCCGCGTTTTCGCTGGTCACAGGTGGTTTGGAAGTGGATTCTGGAGGGTGGAGGGTTGGTGCCCCTGTTTTGCCAGGATTATTTGGGGGGGTGTGTGTGTTTTTATCTCCTTCTTCCCTACTAAAACCCTCCAACCCTCCAACAGTACCATCGAAAACGTGGGGTGACCTGGGCTTATCGGTTTTGGCGGGTTCGGAACTCAACCCGCCAAAACCCTCCACCAACCCTCCAGAACCCGCCACCGACCCTCCAGGGGCGCCCCCCTCCTCGGCTCCAGCGGGGGGGAGGGTCTGGTTCGGACCATCGCCGCGCACCATCCAGGGCGAGGGCATGGGCTCCCACGGCGCCACGCCGTTCGGTCCGCTCAGCACCGCGAGTGGCCGATACGCCTTGCCAGCGGTCTTCTGGGCCGGGTAGCCCATGTCGGAGAGTGTTCGTCCGAACAGCGTTTCCGTCGTCGGAGCCATTCGTCGGTACAGCGGGCTGCGCTGGTGCCACTCGGCGAACTGGTTGTAGAGCACCCGCCCGGGGGTGCCCGGCTCGGCGGGCACCGTGCAGTTCTCCACCCACTCGCGCACCGGGTCCTGGGCCTGGGCGGCCTCCTCGGCCATCCCGCGAATGGAGATCGGTGCGGCCGAGGTCTTGGCGGTGTTCCGGTCGGCCAGCCACCCGGCGGCCTCGCGCATCATCGCGGCCAGGATCCCCGGCGCCTCCTGGGTCAGGGTGTAGCCGTTGAGCGCGGCCCACAGCGGCTCGACCGTGTCCTCGGGCGCATTGCAGGGAATCAGCCGCACCCGGGCGCGCAGAGCGGGATCGGTCAGCGTCGGCTCGTTGTTGGTGGTCATCACCAGCGTGTGGGTGGGGGCGAAGGTGACCGGGTTGCCGTTCATCGGGCGCGCGGTCATGGACCCGCCGCCGGTGAGTTGCTTGAGCCGCTCGGTGGCGTCGTGCCCGCGCTTGGGACCCTCGTCGATGAAGCTCAGCCGGCGACCCTTGAGGTCGTAGATGATCGCGTCGTGGTCCCGGTTGTCGCCGAGCAGCTTGGCGTTCGCCGCGTGCCCGTAGCTGCCGACGATCTGCAGCAGGAACTCGATCAGCGAGGTCTTCCCGGAGCGCTCGCGGCCATAGAGCATCGGCACCACGGCGGTCGGATAGCCGGTCAACGCCACCGACAGCACGCGCAGCGCCCAGGCCCGCACCTCGGGGTCGGGCAGCACGCCGAGCAGGAACGCATCCCAGGCCGGCGTGGGCACGTCGAGGTCGGGCGCGCACCGCGCGGTGAGCAGGTGCGGGGTGTTCGGGTCGATCCAGTACGCCGGGGTGGGCACGTCGCCGCTCGCGCGCAGGTCCCACGGCACGCCGCCGGCCCACAGCACCTCGGGGTTGCTGTCCAGCTCAGTGATCGACAGCGCAGCCGGGTGGTCGGACATGACGATGTCGCGCAGCTTGCGGGCGACCTTCCCGGAGCCGGCCGAGCTCATGAACAGCGCCCGGCGCACGGCCTGCCAGTGCGCCTCGGTGCGCTCCCCGACGGCTTGCGGGACCGGGGTGGCACCGGGCGGCATGATCTCAGCGAGCGCGGCCACGATCCAGCCGGAGAGATCCTTCGGGTCGGCCACCCAGGTGTATTGCTCGCGCCGGACCCACAGCCCGGCGTCGCTGGCGTAGCGCAGCGCCCAGAACATGCGCGCGGCGACCTCCTTGGCCAACCCCTGGTCGCTGCTGTCCCCGCTGGGGTCGAACGAGCCGGGTGGCCCGAGCGCCCCGTAGACGCTCCACGGTGGGTCCGGCGGCGGCGGCGGGGCCTCCGGTGGTGGCGGCGGGTCTTCGCGCTGCGCGCGTTTCGCCTGCGCTTCGGGGGAGTGCTTGCGGTCGTCGTCGGGGGTGAACACCGAGAACGGGGCCAGCGCGCCGTCATCGAGCCCCTGCTGGATCCACAGCTCGTCGTCGGTGTCCGGGGTGCCCCAGACCGCGCAGACGGCCTCCTCCAGCTCGGCGCGGGTCTTGTCCTCGTCGAGGAACTCGCCGCCCACGTAGCCGCCCAGGGTGTAGGCGGCGGTGAGCAGCGCGGTGCGGAAGCCGATCATGTCGCCGGGGGTCCAGGTCTTGACCACCTCCAGCTTCTCGCCGATGGCGCGCAGTGCCGCCCGGTAGTCCTGGGGTTCGCGTTGGGTCACGTACTTGAGCCACCACTCGGGCAACCCGTCGGCCGCGTGCACGACACGTGAGGTGCCCGACTGGAGCTCCCGGATCCGGGCGGCCAGCGCGGACCCGGAGGAGTCCTGGGTGTGACACCAGGCCCCGTCCGGGGGCTGCTCCCAGGTGTAGGTGCCCAGCTCGCCGGTGACGACCGAGGCCCGCACGGTGGGGGCGAGGAAGGCGAACCCCCGACCGGACCCGTCGGGGGTGCCGCCCTTGACGTCGATCCCGGGCGCGACGTTGTCCCGGGAGCCCACACCGAGGCTGGCCACGAACAGGTGGGTGCCCCCGGACGGGGTGGCGGCCCGCGCGTAGGCCAGGGGCATGGTCGCGCCCAGCGTGGCGATGTCGCCGCCGTTGCGCGGGTCGATGTCGATGAGGTCCAGGCCGTGGCCCATGACCGCGCACAGCGCCAGTCCGGGTTGCCACTGGTCCACCACGGCGGGGTCGACCTCGGTGCGCTGCCAGCCCCTGCTCGGGCGGAACCCGGTCTTGGCGGTGGCGTCGGGGTAGGCGAGGAACAGCGGAATACCGGCGGCGACCAGCCCACGAGCCGTATCCAGCGCGGCGGCGACGGACAGCTCGTCGGGCGTCACGGCGGTCACAGCATCGCTCCGACCTGGCCGTGCTCGAACCGCGCCGACCGGGCCGCGCGGTACGCCTGGTTGATCCTGGCGCCGCGTCGCGGGAGTTGCCTCAGGGGGATCTGCTCGTACTGCGCTGCGGTGATGCTGGTCAGTCCGAGGTGCGAGTCGAACTTCCAGCACTCCCAGCCGACCTGCTGCCAGCCACCCCGCGGTGGCGGGTCCAACGTGATCAGTTTGGGTTGGCGGGGAATGAACTGGTCCGCGAAGGACTCGGGCAACCCGCGGGCGACGGTGAGGTACTCGCCCGCGTCGGCGAAGGCGCGGTGGCGAGGGTCTGCTGGGGGCGCCATGTCGGACTTGACCTCGAACCACGTCCACACGTGCCTGCGGAACTGGATCCGGAAGTCGGGCAGGTAGGGGCCAGCGGAGGTCTGGAAGCCCTCGGGTTCGTACTCCCAGGGGATCTGCAGGGTGTCGAAGAACACGGCCCAGCGGGCCTCTAGGCGGGAGCGGAACAGGCAGCCGTGGTAGGCGGTCTGGATGGGCTGGATGGTCATGTAATTACACCTCGGAGCGGGTCAGGGACTCCGCAGTCGTTCACGGCAGCGAACAGGCCGTGCCGGCAGGCATCGGCGGCGTGCGGCAAGCCGGTGAGGTGGGAGAGCAGGCCGGCGGCGCGGAGCCGCCCGTTCGTGGCCCAGGGCTTGACGTCGGCGGCCGAGCGCAGGACTACCCGGGCCCCGGCCGTCGCACCGACGTGGCGCAGCTCCTCCACCAGCTCGCGGGTGGTTCTTCCGGCAGCGGCGTGCTGGGAGCGTGCCGCACGCTGGCCCACCACGAACCGCTCGATCGCCAGAACAGTTGCATGTACCGTACATTCAGTTGCTCCGGATCGCCGCGAGTCCGGAGCCAAGATCACCGACGGGGACAACAGGCCGCGTGTCAGCCCGCCTACGGACGAGGCGGTGGTCTGCAACACGAACCACCGGACCAGCAGGTGGTTCTCGTAGAGCAGGGCGCACAGCCCGGTGGTCTGCCCCGGGTCCGCGCCGACGACCAGCAGCCGGGCGGTCATGACGAGCCCCGCCGCTGCCGGCGTTTGATCTCCCGGGTCAGGTACCACCGGGCCTTCTGCAGGTCTTGGATCGGGTTGTCCTTGAGGTCGACCCGCCACAGGTACTTGATCACCGTGGCGAGGTTGTGCCACATGTCCTCGATGACGTCGATGCACTCGATGGGCTTCCCGCACTCGCACCGGGCGGGGCTGGAGGTGTAGTGCTTCGGGTGGTTGACGACGTCGTGGTTGTTCACCGGCTCGGTCATCAGCTCACCGCCTGCAGGTGTCGGCTCCGGGGCGCTCCACCGAGCAGCTGGGCCACGATGCGGGGGTCCTTGACGAGGTCGGCGAGCTGGCCGGCGTTGGCCCGGAGCACCGCGCGGATCGCGGTGTCGATGGTGTTCTTGGCGACGATGTCGATGATCTCGATGCTGGCGTGGCGCTCGGACCCGATGCGGTGCGCGCGGTCCTCGGACTGGCTGGACTCGATCAGTGACCAGGGCCGCTGCAGGAACACCACGGTGCTCGCCGCGGTCAGCGTGATGCCCTCCCCGCCGGCGCCGGTCGTCGCGCAGACGACGTCCAGCTCGCCC